TGTTCCGAACAAGAATCTTGAAGAATACAAGATGGAAGAAGCAGAACAATTGATTCGGTTGATGTATGAGAAGTTCACGCCTACGGGGGTTAAGATCAAGCAATGAAAGCCAGATTCCGGGAAATAATCCCGCTTCGGGGTGGTGAATGGGTTGTATCCTTCACCACTCCCGAAAATCCCGGAAAGCTTTTTGATAAACTCCGGGAAAAGCTTCTGAATGTGGAGATCAAGAAGGCAGAGAAGGACAAAACCCTTTCACAGAATGCTTTCATGTGGGCGTTATGTTCAGATATAGGAAAATGCTTAACCCCGCCATTAAGTAAAGAAGATGTATACAGGAAAGCTATTAAATCAGTTGGCGTTTATACACAAGTTACATTGCTTGCATGGGATGTTGAAACTGTGCGTAAAAGATGGGAAATGCGTGGTACTGGCTGGTTTATTGAAGTCGTTGATGATGCAAAGCAAATGGGAAAGAAGATTGTAAACCTTTATTACGGCACATCAACGTACACAGTTGATGAGTTACGGACAATGATTGATTGGCTTTTGGGTGAAGCTGAACAATTAGAGATCTCTGTTCCGGTTGGGAAAGAAAGGAATGATTTATACATTGAATGGGGTTTGCAATGATTTGACAGGGAAAAAATTTGGATACCTTACAGTTGTTGAAATTGTTGGAAAACAAAATAAAAAAAATATGTGGCGGTGCGTCTGCGACTGCGGAAATCAAACCTTTGTTCGCACAGATCATTTGAAAGGTGGAAAAATTAGAAGCTGTGGTTGTTTATTGAACAAACGCAGATCGGAAGCACGCAGAACACACGGGGGAAGATACACAAGGTTGTATGGGGTTTGGAACAACATGAAAAACCGTTGTTATAACAAAAACGTGAGAAGTTACAAGGATTATGGAATGAAAGGTGTTACGGTTTGTTCTGAATGGCTTTGTGACTTTGAAACATTCAGCAAATGGGCTTACAACAACGGTTATGATCCAGATGCTGAATATGGCAAATGCACCATTGATAGAATTGATGTTACTGGTAACTATTGCCCGGAAAATTGTAGATGGGTTGATGCTAAAGTTCAAGCAAACAACAGGAGAAAAAGCAATGGGTGATAGCATTATCCAGAAAGTAAAAGCCTGTTACTTCTGCGGACGGATTAACGGGTTGACCGTCCACCACGTTTTCGGCGGGGTGGCAAACAGGCCGATATCCGAAAAGTATGGATTATGGGTTTATCTTTGCCACAATTGCCACACAGGAAAGGCCGGGGCGCAATATGACAAGGAAAAGAACCTAAAGCTCAAACAGGAAGCGCAAAGATGTTTTGAAAAGGATCATTCACGGGCTGAATGGATGAACTTAATTCGGAAAAACTATCTGGGATAAAGGAGGGATAAAATGAATCAGCATAAAGCAATTCTGGAATATCTGGAAGCGCACGGTAGCATCTCCCCTATGCAAGCTTTTAGTGATCTTGGAATTACGAAACTATCTACCCGAATTTCTGAAATGATCCGGCGTGGATATACTTTCAAGAAGATTCCGACAGAGGGCAAGAACCGATATGGGGAGCCTGTGCGCTATATGAGATACGAAAGGGGGGCAGAATCGTGCGGTCGCATCTGAAAGTGTATTTTGACTTTGAGGAAAAAACAAAGGAACTGACAGATGATGAGAAAGGCCGTCTGCTTCTGGCTATGCTCCGTTATGCCAAGGACGGAACAGAACCCCAAATGACGGGTAATGAAAGATTTCTCTTCCCGGTGTTCCGGGTACAGGTGGATGAAGATATCAAAGCCTATGATACTAAGGTTTCCAACGGTTCCCGTGGGGGGCGTCCGATTGTAAATGATAAACCAGAGATAACCGAAAATAACCTAAGTAAACCGAAAGAAACCGAAAGAAACCGAACGGAACCGAAAGAAACCGAAACCCCTAAGAAAGAAGAAAGAAGAAAGAAGAAAGAAGAACAAGAAAAAGAAAAAGAGTATATATTCGCCCAATTCTGGGCGGCATATCCCCGAAAAGAGGATAAACAGAGGGCAAGAAAAGAGTTTGACGCATTGAAACCGGATGAAACCTTGCTGAAAACTATGCTAACAGCCATTGAAAGATGGAAAACCACAGATCAATGGACAGAGGATGGAGGAAAGTACATCCCGCATCCGGGAACGTGGCTCCACAATAAGCGTTGGGAAGATGAACCGCCGAAAGACAATGCTAAACCATCTGGGCAAGGAAAGACCGTTATAGCTCAACAGTATGAACAAAGATCATACGCCGGAATGCAGGAAACGCCGGAAGAAATGCTTGCACGGCTCATGAAGGAGAATGCGTCATGAACAGAGGTGATAATAACGGTTGGATGCGTTTTCGGAAAAATGCCATGCCCCATCCGGGAATGCGGGTGCTTGTCTGGTTAGATCTGGGGCATATGGGTTTTCCGGTAGCAACTAAGGTTGAGGAAAACGGGGAAATGTATTACTGGAATTCCATCGGAAGACAGAAGGTTAAGGTTGAACCGTCCCGATGCAGATGGAAGCAGATTATTCCCCCGGAAGGAGAGATTGAAGGGTGAATAAATACCATGCAAAACGATGGGAGCTTGACGGAAAGGTATTTGATAGCCAGAAGGAAGCACGGAGGTATCAGGAACTGCGGTTTCTGCTTCGGACGGGAGTTATTAAGAACCTTCAGATGCAAGTCCCGTTTGAACTGATTCCGGCTCAGAAAGACGAATCAGGAAAGGTATTGGAAAGGGCTGTTACATACAAAGCCGATTTCACCTATTGGGATGAAAACGGAAAGTTTGTGGTTGAAGATGTAAAGAGCGAAGCAACTAAAACCCGTGAATACATTCTGAAGCGGAAATTACTCTTATATCGGTTCGGGTTGCGAATCAGGGAGGTTTGAGGAATGCGAAGGGCTAAATCAAGTCGGGAAGTTAGAAGGGCAAAGCAACGACAAGACCGGAATACGCTTGCTGAGATCAAGTTAACTCCGCAGGAAGAATTAAGGCTTAAATTCTTTCGGAACGGCATCACGGAGAAGGATGTTCAGAACGCTTATGAACAGGGCATCAAAGAAGGGCGTAAGTTTGCAGAGGATTTTGCCTTTCATGCGATCTATGCCGCTTTCCTGATTACGATGATTGATCATCACAAAATGGATATGGATGAAGCGGTAGATATGCTGATAGAGATGGATAAACAGGTTGTGCTTTGTGCGGCAGATCAGGAATTAGCGGATGAAGCCTATGAAAAGACCGGGGTTGAATTGCATTGGGAAGATGCGGTAGGACGCATAGAAAGGAACAGGTAAAATGCAGATTTTAACGATTATCGGAAACTTAACAAGGGATCCAGAAACAAGAACGACAACCAGCGGAAGCACGGTCTGTAGCTTTACGGTTGCGGTTAACCGCCGGAAGAAGACAGAAGGCCAGCCGGAAGCGGATTATTTCCGGGTATCAGCATGGAATCAGCTTGGGGATAACTGCCAGAAATACTTAGCAAAAGGGCGAAAGGTTTGTGTGGTTGGGACGGTTACGGCCCATGCTTATACAACACAGGACGGAAAAGCGGCGGCAAGCCTTGAAGTAATGGCGAATAACGTGGAGTTCCTGTCTGCAAGAGGTGAAACCGGAAACCAGACGGATGAAAGCGGATTCACTCAGGTTGAAACTGATGATCTTCCGTGGGGGAATTGACGATGGATATTAAATCAAAGATTCCTGTATGCGAACTGTTAGCTGGACTTGCAGAAGAGTGCGCCGAATTGGCACAGGCGGCATTAAAGCTCCGCAGATGCTATGACGGGACAAACCCGACTCCGGCAGATCCTGATAAGCAGTATGAATGCTTCTTGGAAGAAATCGGGGATGTAGAACTGTATCTGGATCAGCTTTCAATCAATCGACTTGTGATTGCAGATTATAAGGCTATGAAGCATGAACGATGGTTAAGGCGGCTGGAGGATAAATGGAAATGATCAGGAAGAAGGATAATCCCGCAAAGACCTTTTTACGGCGTTATATAGCCCTGTCCGGGCGTGTTGATGCATTGTCTCATGCTATTGATCAGGCTATGGAGAGAGCTTTAAACACGGGTGTTTCATTGAAGGAGGTTAAGGTGCTTTCCTCTCCTGCTGAATATGATCCAATGGCAAGGGATGTGGTTAATGCCGTTGACACCTGTGAAATCCTGTACAGGTACAAGGGCGAAGCGGAAGCGGCTTTGCGGGATATCCTCTCCGCTATTGATTCCCTTACAGACGAACGGCAGAAAGAAATCTTAACCATGCGATATGTTGCCGGGATGGGGTTTCAAGATATCCAAGAAAAAATACACTATGAGAAAACACAGATGTATATAATGCATGGTCGGGCATTGGTTGAAATCAACAAATGGTTGGAAAAACATCCGGTAGCCGCTAAAGCCATTTAAACGTGATTTAACCCCTTCAAAATTTTGAATGGGTGAATTTACACAGAATCAGGCAGAAGCGGCGAAAAGCGGCAAAAAACAGGAAAGAAGGGCTAATAACAATGGCAATGGATTCTAAACAGGATTTCTTGCGGAGTACGGAAAAGGCTCTTGGCGATATCGTGACAGCTTCAGATATGAACCGCATTCTGAAAGCGTTATCTGATGTGCTTGAAGGATATGAAATGCGGATGATCAGAGAATGGACGGAAGAACATGATGATTGTTTGCAATGCTATCTTGATGCTCTGAGTGTTGAGTGCCGGAGCCAGAAGACGATAGACAGGTATCGTTATGTTATCGGTAGAATGATGGAATTTGCAAAAGTTCCGACAAGGAAAATTACAATCTATCATCTTCGGGCTTTTATCTCTGCGGAAAAGGAAAGAGGAATTGCTGATAGAACGCTGGAGGGCTATAGGGAGATATTCTCATCTTATTTCAACTGGTTACAACGGGAATCGTTAATTGAGAAAAACCCGTCTGCGAATTTAGGTGCGATTAAATGCGCCAAGAAAGAAAAGAAAACTTATTCCGCTGTTGATTTTGAGAATTTAAACAGAAACTGCAAGAGTATAAGAGACAGAGCAATTCTTAATTTCCTTGCATCAACTGGATGCCGGATCAGTGAGATGATTGATTTAAACCGGGATGATGTAGATCTGGATAAGCTTGAATGTGTTGTTCATGGGAAGGGCAATAAAGAGCGCACGGTGTACCTTAACGATGTAGCCGGAATGCTTTTAGGTGAATACCTCGCAAGCCGGAAAGATGATTGCCCCGCTCTTTTCATCAATCGTTTTAATGATCGTATAAGCCCGAATGGGGTGCGGTATATGCTTTCATACTTAGAGAAAGAAACGGGGATTGAAAAGGTTCATCCGCATAAGTTCCGCAGGACTCTTGCAACCGATCTTGCAAGGCATGGGATGCCAATTCAAGAAGTAGCGAAAATCCTTGGGCATGACAAGATTGATACAACTATGCAGTATGTAGTGCTTAACAAGGATGATGTTAAAAACAGCTATAGGAGGTATGCATAATGATTTGTATCAATATTCCAATGCCTAAGAAATGTATAGATTGTCCGCTTTCGTATTGGGTTCAAGGTGGATGCTTTGAAGGGATGCTGATGTGCAACGCAAAAGAAGCAAACCTATCAAAAAAGGAATTCAAATCAAATGATGAATTGACGGGTGAATGTATTGTTGATGAATACAGAAACAAAAGGCCAGCGGACTGCCCGATTACCGGAACGAATATCCAGATGTTTTGTAGATACTGCGGAAAGAAAATAATCTGAAGGAGGGACAAAAAGATTGTTCGTGATCGTAAATAAATTGGGCCGGGAAAAGTTTTATCTTTCCAAGGTTGATAAAACGGTATCTTCTTCTGTTTGGACTTTCGATAATATCGGGAAAGTGATAGTGAAGAAGGGAAAGGTATCTGTAAGATCTGAAGAGGTAAAACCTGATATCCATGATACATTCTCTTATTTTCCTGATATTGAAAAGGCTAAGAAGTACAGGACAAAACAGAAAGCTGAAGAAATGATAAAGGAGCATCCGGGACTAAGGTTCTGCAAGGTGGAGGAAATATAACACAAATAATACAGATGGGATGTGAAGATGTAGCTATGAAATGCAAAGTCTTAATTGATTATCTGAAGGAATTTAACCCGGATCAGGAAATCATCTTGTTTGATGAAAATAGTCGGCCAATGCAAATTGAAAAAGTTGTCATTGATTCTTCAAATAATGGATGCTTTAATCATATCGTTATAAAAGATGTTGAAGTTACATGAAATCTTACTGATTTAAATATAAGCTATAAGTTATAATTGGAGGGTAAAATGACAATCGAATTAAGGAAATATCCTCTTCCTGATGATCTAATGTGGATGAAGGAATGCACGGTTGGAACGATGGGTAAGGAAGCCAAGACAATGCCTACATCCGATTTTGTGCGGCGGTTGCTCGTTGCAAGGCACTCCCCTATTCGGGAATTGCGGTTTTCGTATGTGATCAGGGATATTCCCTACTGGGTATCGGTGCATCTTGTCCGGCATCATGTTGGTTTTCAACCATATGTTCAGAGCCAGAGGAACGACAGACAAAGCAATTACGACAGGGAGAAAGCTCCGCAGGATGCACCCGTTACCATGAGAATTACGGTTAATGCGGAAGCTCTTCTTACTCTGGCTAACAAAAGGTTGTGTATGAAGGCCAGCCCGGAAACCCGTGAAGTAGTGCAAAGAATGTGCGCTTTAGCGGAAAAGGTTATGCCGGAATTCAAAGGGCTGTTTGTCCCGATGTGTGAGTACCATGGTGGAATCTGTGACGAAATAAAAGGATGCGGAAAGGCGGCAAAGCGTGATGATTGAACGGGAGAAGGTTATCAAAGGACTTAAAAAATGCAAACACTGTGAATGCGATGATTGCACAGAAAAAGGCGCATCTCAAGCCCCGTGGGATTGTCCTGCGTATGATGATTTTGTTGATAGTGCCATTGCTCTGTTGGAAGAGCAAGAACCGAAAACGGGACATTGGATTTTTGAAAGCAGATACTATGACGCATGGTCAAATATATGTAGCGAATGTGGAAGGTTGCTGACTACAGCAGTAGGTACTTATGCGAATTTCTGCTCTAATTGCGGGGCAAAAATGACTGGCAGTAATTCAAGTTATTCGGAAATTCCGAATATCCAAATAATTTAAAAGAGCGGAGTAAAACGGAGTTAAAAGCGTGATATAGTATAAGCGCACAGGAACAGGGACAGTTTTCTTCAATTGTTCACCTCCTTTTGAAAGACGGCAGGAAGGACGCATCCTGCCGTTTCTTTATGTTTGCTCTGGTTGTGGTGCGGGGCTTTTATCACTCCTCCCTCGCATCGGGTGTGCATGATAACGGAGGGGTTGCACATGAGCAGATCTGGTAGATGGCCCGTGGTTAGGAAGATGGCATGGGAGCGGGACAAGAAAGCGAGAACACCGTGCCACATATGCGGACAGCCTATCGACTATTACATTCCGCCTTCTTCCGCTCCTAACTCATGGGAACCAGATCACATCATCCCTGTGTCAAAACGACCTGACTTGGAGTTGGATCTAAACAACATACTCCCGTCACACATGAGATGCAACCGTGCAAGAGGTGATGGAACTAATGGTGAAAACAATCTGGGAATGAGAAGCCGGATTTGGTAGGGAGGGGCCAGAAAATCTAAGCGGCCTTTGGGCCAAAAGAC